CTGATTCACCATATGCAAAATAATTATTTGAATACATTGACATTTTGTTAGAATTAACATTTAAAAATGGGTACCATGATAAACCAAAAGTAGTTGATTGATAGATACCAGAAATGGTATTTAAGTAACCAGTATTATTTGTAAAGGTCATTGAATTGATAGAGGGAAATATACTACTAATGGTTAACCATGAATTACCTGAATCAAAAGATCTGTAGACTTGATTAATTCCTGAAATTATAATATTTGATATATCCCAAACATACATATCTTTAATATTAACATTTAAATTTAATTGTGACCATAATTGACCACCATTATTTGTTTTACTAAGATAACCTAATGTACTACCAACGAAACCATTATTATTGTCTACCATTTTTAAAATATTACCTGATCCAGGTATTTGATTTATTTTATTGAAAAATAAATTACTTCCAATAGTATTATTAAAAGTTATGCTAGCATTTAGATTAATAGTAGAACCTAAAATAGTAGTTCCACTAAGTGATGATAAAATAAGACTATTAGTTAAATTAATTGGAACAATAGTGGAAGCAATATTTGGATAAGTACTATCATAAGGTGTAAAGATAGTATATAAATTATAGTTTTTGTTTAAATTTGAAAAATTAAAATTGTTATTATAGTAGTTTAAATTAAATGAATTATATAATAAATTTGTATTTGCATCAATAATAGTTAAATAACCAGGATAATTTAAATAGTATCTATATAAATCATTTTTAATAGTAACAGCATATAATAAATAATCATTTACTATTAATTGTTTAATTGAAGTTGGAAAAGTATAAGTAGTAAATGAAGTACCATAGTTAGTAGATATATAATAATTTACACCACTGGTTACTAAAAAGACTAAATTATTTTGAACTATAATAGAATTAATATTTGTAGCAGCTGTGAAAACACTAATTAATGTTATACCATAATTAGTAGATCTATATAAGGTAGTACCAGTAGTCACAAATATATATTGAGGATCAAATACATAAATATTACTTGGTACAATAGATTGTGTATTGGTTTGGAATATTAAACCATCGTAAGTATAAATAAAACCGCTTATTGTACCAAAATAAGCATAAGTTTTAGAATACATATAAATAACATTAACTCTATAATTTAATATATTTAAATAAGTCCATGAGTAACCATAATTATTAGTAAAATAAATGTTACCATTAGAACAACCCATATAACCAGTTTCATCAATAAATGTTAATGATGTAATAGAAAATAAATTATAAGATCCACTAATATCTAACCATGATAATCCTGCATCAATACTTTTATAAAGTTTATTTGATCCACTAATAATAATATTACTAATATCCCAAACGTATAAATTATTAAAATTTAAATTAGCTGGACTAGTTATTGGTGACCATGTAACTCCACTATTATTTGTACTAGTAATTGTATTGAATCCTATAGCATAACCAAATGAATTATTTACCATTGAAAATTTATTGATAGTTCCTGAGATAGATAGGGTGCCAGAAATGGTATTTAATTGTTTGAAAAATGAAGCGATTGATGGTCTTATATTATAAATTAAATTTGCAGTTGATCCTTGATTAAATGTACCGCTAATACAAGTTAAATTATTGGTAAATAAACTACCAACATTTGATATAATACCACCAGTTACGTTTAATACAATACCACCTGTTACATTTAAAATATTATAGTTTGGATAGGACCCTGAAATAGTTACAACAATTGGTTTATTTAATCCTAAATATTTATCTGGGAAAAATGCTGTATAATTAATAGTATCAGTAGGTGCAATACCTGATAAAGTTACTAAAGCATTGTTAGTCCCATCGTAATATTTATTTAATCCAACTATATTGATATTTTTAATTAAAATATTACCATAAACAGTAGTATAATTTATAGTTGAATAGTAATTTGGACTATTAATAACAATATTTGAAATATCAACTGGTATATTAGTACCAGTTTGATTACTTCTATATAATCCATAACTAGACATTGTGGCTGAAATATCTTGTGTTAGTAAGCCAGATAAGGTATAATTAATAACAGCAATTTGATTTCCATCGTAAAATTTATTTACTGTAATTATTGGAACTACAGATATTGGAAATATTAAACTAGAAGTATATCCAGTATTGATAGTATAATTTGAATTGGATAAAATAATATTAGAAATTGTAATAACATTAGGAGCTGCAATATTTTTATTTACATATTTAGCACTATAAGATACAATATTAACATTATCTGAACCTAAAATACCAGATAATGATGTAACAGCAATTGATGCAGATGTTGTACTATCGTAATTCTTGTTATAGCCAAAATAATTACCAATTAATAAAGTTGGTGTTATATTAGCAGAAGTATAGCTTATTTGTTGTGTTAAGGCGTAATTATTGTTACTAATAACGATATTAGAAATAGTAATTAAAATATTATTACCAACATTAGTATTATTAAAATTAGCAATGTATGAGCTGATTGTGACTTGGTCACTACCTAAAATACCATTAAATGATCCAATAATGGTAGCTACAGGTTGTTGATCATATGTTTTATTGAAACCAAGATAAGTACCAACTAAAGGTGCTTGTGCAATGTTAGCACTTGTATATCCAAATGATGCAATATTATAATTTCTATTTGATAATACTATATTAGATATTGTTATTAATATATTATTATTTACATTAGGATCTGAAAAATTTGCAGCATAATTTAAAATATTAACAGTATCAGTTCCAATAATACCAGATAAAGTATAATTAATTGTTGCATTTGTAATTGTATCATAAATTTTATTATTACCAGTATAGTTACCTGTTAATGTTGCTTGTGAAATACTACCATAAACACTAGTAAAATTAATAATATTATAGTTACTAGCATTTGGTCCAGATAAAACAATATTACTAATATCAACAAGAATACGTGATCTGGATCCTATATTTCTATATAAACCATAAACACCACTCAATGTAATATTATCGTTATTAAGAATACCTGATAATGTATATACTATATTGGCAGTTTGTGTACCATCGTAAACTTTTGTTACTGTAAAATATGGTGTTAAAGTAGTAATACCTAAAATATGATTATAGTTTAAAATATTATCTGTAAAATAATAATTGATCATATTCTTATTATTTAAAAGCCATGACCCACCTAAATTTGAAGAACCAATAATATTGGAAGATGATCCTATTTTAATTTTCAAATATGATTCCAATTTATAAAATATATAATTATAGTTAATATTTTTATTAAGATTACAACTAATAAAATCAAAATTTTCTAATCCATATTCATTAATTAGAATCTTCATAAAATTTATCATATTAAACCATGATAATAAATCAGGGTCTTTATTGACGATATCATTTAAAATAGGATCATTATTATTAGAATCAGATTTATTATTAGAAAAGATATTATAGTGATCTCCATAATATTCTTCTTTGATTAAACCGATACTAATAATCTTATTTATATTTAATTTATTAATCTTAGTTAGGAGTGAAAAAAAACTATCACAGTTGTCAAATAAAATGTAAAATACATCATCTAATGATTCTACTATTTTATTTAAATCCTTGATATTTTTATCTATGATTAACAATTTATGTTTATTAATTGACATTATTATAAAATCATAAAAAAAATTTTTATAATCTAAATTATTTTTATCGTTTTTAATCGTCTTATTTAGTATAACTATTAATAATTTTTTTGATTATATCATATGATATAAGCAAAAAAAATTCAAAGATATATTTTATTCAATAATTAAAGCCCACTCACTTTTATCTAACACAAATTTCATTTTTAATAATTCAGATTTTATAGGTTCAATGAATTTTTCATTTTTAAAAGTTAATGTATATTTATTAGTTGCTTTTTTAACAGTTATATCAACTGTTCGACCAGCTAATTTATTGATAGTATTAATCCTATATTTAACACGATCTTCTAAATTATAAGGGAATTCATAAATTGGATGATTAGATGGAATAATAACATATGTAATTTTATTATTATCTTTAGTAGTTGCATATTTTTCTAGATATAATAATTTTTCTTTTAATTTTTCACAAATTTCTTCACGGGTTAATTTGTCTATTACTTTAATTTCTGATTTATCAATATTTGGAATTTTATTAATTAATTTCATTAAATATTCTTTACTCTTACTTGAAAAACAAACACCACCTTTAAAACTAGGAATACCAGTACCTCTCTTTTTATCTAATACTTTAGCCCTTGGTTCTCTTATTTTAAATAAATCATTCTCTGTTGATGCTAATTTATTCAAGTTTTTATCAATGATTCCAACAATGAAATTTTCATCACGTTCATCATAATAATCTAAAACATCTTCAAAATTATATGTTTCTACTTTTGTTTTATGTTTATCTTCTTTAATCTCCGTCGTTTTAATATCTCCAAATTTTTGTTTAATATAGTTTTTAACAGAAACTAAATTAGGTTGTTTAATTGGTAAATTTTGTCTATAGAACATTGTAACATCTTCATTTTCATCAAATGGTTGGAAAATATAATATTTATCACGTTGGATTATATAACCTGGTCTATTATATTTATCATATAAAGTATCTTTAAAATTATTAAAATCATTTTCATTTTGAGGCATCATATCTTCAATCGCCTTATCCAAAAAATAATTTTCAAATAAATTATTTTGATAAGATTGGAATGAATTTTTAATTTCATTTAAAATTTCATCATATAGATAAACATGTTTAAATCTATAAAGATCTTTAATCTTATTTTTAATTGATATAATTTCAAATTTAGCTAAATCATCATTAAATGTATTAAAATCTAAATCCTTCATATCAAGTTTATATGTATTTTTATCATAATATTTATCATTTAATTTTTTTGATTCGCATTTTAAATTACATTCTTTAAAATCACATAATGCTGGACATATTTTTTTACCAGCTTTAACATTTTCTAATGTTGGATAAACACATCCTTTATTTTTCTCTATTTCTTCTGGAAACATATTACCATTTAATAATAGTGGACAATCAACTGCAACTTCTTTCAATGCGTGTTCAACATCTTTGACAACTAAATATTTCAATTCTGCTTTCTGATATAAAATTTCATCGGTAGTTAATGGTGTTTTCTGTTTTTCTTTCTTAGTTAATTTTGTTTTATTTTTATCATTTATTGAAACAACATAACGATAGACATTAACTTTTGGAAATTTATTATCATCATTGATTGCATTAATATGTTTACACATACGAATACCTCGTCCAATAACTTGATCAACTTTACCTAAATTATAATGGACATCTAATATATGAATTTCTTTAATATTTTCTAAAGTAACACCTTCATTCATAACACGTGAACCTAAACATAGTTTAATATATTTACCATCAATATTATTAACATTATTATAGACTTCTCTGATTACTTTTTGTTTGATTTCAGGTATATCTTCACCATCTTCTGAGCCACCAGTGATTAAAATAAAAACAGCTGGACTAAAATCTGATGTTTTATATTTCTTTTTAAAATCAATAAATTTTAAACCAGTTTTATAATCAATTGTATCTTCTTTAATATCATAATTTCTAGAATCTTCTTCATATTCTAGATAACCATTCATTAATAATACTTCAGCAAAAATTTCCATTCCACCAGCTTTAACTAAATTTGAATAGATGAAAGCTGTACCAATTTGTTTATCACTTGCATCTACAAATAATTTATCTAATCTTTTTAAGGCTTTATAAAACTTGATTGAAAAATATTTTAAATATTCTTTTTTTAAAAAGTATCCAGTTACATTTTTTTTTTCATTAACCAATATAAAATTATTCTCAACTTCTCTAGACAATTTATTATTAAATAATTTTTTATTAATTAATGATCTTAATTTTTCACCATCAGTATTAATTTGACTTTGAACAATATTAATTCCTTCATTTGAGTTATAACCAATAATATCATTTTTCTCTTTGTTTAATCCTGGAAAAACAAAATTAGCTGCTGATGATGAGGCGCGATCTAATTTATCATCGATATTTTTACTAGCAATATCATAAGTTTTTCTTTGAAATTCAG